AAGAATTGTTGCAGAGGATTCAAGGGGAATACGATCTCATGAGAGAGGAATACGACCACAAGATTTGTTCAGTCACACAAGAACTGGACTCACTTCTTGGAGTTCCTGACCATCTCTTGCACTCGTAGAAAGTTTCTTTTGATGGCCTGAATGTGTTTGTTAACCTTGATGAGGTTTAATAACTGTCTGTTGGGTAACACAGGTTTACTCCTGTTACGGGTTAGGGTTTTCTTAAGTTTACTTTTGGCGTTTCGAACTTGTTGAGAAGTTGGCATTGTACTATATACAGTGAAAAAAAAGGTGTAAATCAAACTCAATTAGATGACCCATAATTTGTTTTTTAGAGAAATTCAGTAGGAACATATTTGAACCTGTCAAAAAAGTGTGTCGAGCACTTGAAATTGTCATAAATGATCATACACAAGGCATCGGCAATATCATGCTTTCTCTCGTAAGGGATTTCGGAATTTGTATACCTCTCGGCAATCGAAGTTGTTCTCTCCTTTCTCTCTTCGTAATTCAGGTTTCTCATACCGAAATGAGTGTGCACACTAACGGGATGAACGAGTGTAACTTTGTCACGGAACATGTAATGCAAAAGTATTTCTATATTTGTAAATCCAGCCGGTGGTTGTCTTTCTATCAGTATTTTGTCAGCTGAATCGAATATTGCTTGATGATCTTCTACGAATAAAGGAACCAAATCGACGATGTCGTTTGATCTCAAGTACTTATAGTCTTCAAGACTAACTTTTTTTATGTACTCAACTTTTATCGACGGACCAGTCAGGGATTCGGCGAGAACGAGTCCCATGTTATGATACCCAATGTCGATTGCCAAAACGATCATCTGTTAAAGAAACATGACAACCCTTTAATTTAAATCTTTTAGTACTATAAATGAAGAACAAGACAAAGACACAGATCATGTGGGTGATACTATTTGCTTTGACTGTTGCTGTGGCATACATGTGGCACAATCCTAAGGTTGTTAAGATTAACATGCCCATACAAAGACCACTTCCCATGCTTCCTCGTCCTCCAGTGCTTATGCCTACACGAGAACCAGAATTCCGTAGTCCACCACTGAAGCAATACAAACCTGGTCACACACAGCAGATGGGCATTCTTACTAATGAGACTGGCGAAACATTACCGTTATATGGTAAAGAAGTCCACGGAAGAAGGGATAGGTATCATTACTATACTACGACTGGGGGTGATAATCTATATTCTATACCGTTATCTCACAATTCGAGGGACTGTATGGATGACATTGGTTGCCAGGAACTTTATGGAAATGAAGCAGTTTCAATAACTGGTAAAACTGATCCATTCACGGTAAATCTTTATAGAACTGACAACTTTTTCTAAATTTTACAGCTCTTTGGCATTTCCAAACATAGTTTGTGCAATCTGTTGTTTCTCTTCTTCTGACTTTTCCCCATTGGGGGTTTCTCCTTCGGAGGTTTCCCCAACACGTCTTTGAACATCCTTGGCTATACGAGACGAGCTCGTGCTGCAAGAAGAAAGGAAGCAACAACAAGCTGCCATCATCGGGGGTGTCTTGAAAGGCATTCTGATAATCATATACATGCATATGATCAGGCAAATGACTGTCACGACGTAGCCACCCAGTTCCTTGTCGTTAAGGGGTCCTTCAGAGGTTGGGAGTAGATTAGAGGCGGGTAGCATAGCTGATACACTGCCACACATCGTCGTCAAGGCGGTGATAGGTAAGCTTAAAAAGTCCATATACTTATAAGTGATATTTTATAATGTCGTACTCCCTTCCCTGAGATCCTGACGTTCTACACAACTTCGACTTCCTGTTAATAAGGTCCCTGATTGTTTTATCATCAAGGTTTTTCATGAAGTCGATTTTGCTCTCCATATCGTCAAGTTGAGTGGTCTCTTTCCGTGATTGAACGTATGGCCAAGTATGTTTCCTGAGCGCACTTACTTCATTTTCCAGGTTTCGAATCCGTGGGAGAAGAACCTTATGTATCAATACCCTTAGTTCGATGACATCGTTCATCTTAATGTTCTTGTCTTTTTAATCTTTATACATTTTAAGATGTCTCTCTCCCAAATCAAGAAAGGCTTTGTTAAGAAGTTGATTTCTGGATTACATGATTTAATGGACATTTCTCAACTCGCCAATCGTATAGGGATCTCACCTAGAAACGATACGGAACACTTTATAAAAAAACACTTTTTAGTCCAAAATGATGATGGGTCGTTTAATGTAAACAAAGTAAAATTTCGTATGGGTCTAAGTTCACTTGATTTTGATGACTTAGTGATCATATTACTACATCTAGATAGTTTAGAGATCACCATTAAAAAGGTTTATGAACAATCAGAGGTCGACGTTCTATGTCTAAATGCTGAAGAAATGAACTATATTCATCTAATTAATGATGGAGATATCGATACGTTCAAGGATTTTATTCTGTATTGATACTATATGCAGTACCGAGACTTGAAAAACAAAGCCAAGAAGTTGGGTCTACGTGTCACGAAAAACGTGGATGGAAAGCGTGTCAAACTCACAGGGAGAGAACTTCGTTCGAAAATTACCATGAACTTTGAGAACAGTGTGAAGAATGCCCAGAAGGTTATCAAAATTTGCAAAACAGTTTTGATTTCACCTCCTAATGGGCCTGTTCCTCGTCCTCGCCCACCTCCTCCTCCTCCCCCCCCTCCTCCTAGAATGAGACCTCCAATGAGACCACCCATCAACAACGCAAGAGCCAGGCTCATTGCAGAACTTAGGGCTGTTCAGATGAAAAAGGGTCTCCGAAATAAAATGTGAAGTACTATAAATGGCAACTATTCTTCTACTGTGTTGCTGTTGTATGATGTCTTCATCTTCAGCGAGCGGGGCCTTTGCCGCTGGTCTCATACCGGGGACTGGTCCTCACTTCGTCAAGAGCTATGAATTGAAAAAAATAAAGAATTTCATTCAATTGTCCAATGAACTGAGATTGTTGAGTTTGGATTTACCCGGTGGTTCAGGGTTAGTGAGTGAGGATCTGACTGTGAAGAACAAGATGATCGAAATATTCACAAAAATTCAGGAAAAGTCACCAGAGCTCTGCGAACTATACGACGAAGTCACATCACAGGAATTTGTCGATAAGATCAAGGAAAGTGGAAATTACTACAAGGAAGCGGGTCGCGATAGTATTTGGACTTTAGGGGGTAAGAAAGACTGGAGGGACTACAGCAAAGAATACATAGAGCCAACAGAGGAGATGAAAGAACTTTACAAGGAAGTTGATCTAGTCAAGGCTGAGCAATGTTCACGTCGAGATGATGATGGATATTGTTTACCTTTTGATGATTATGATGATGCTAGACGAGACATGAAAGATACTTGTGAAGATCTCAAAGAAATGCTCGAGTTGAGTCCAACTGAACTCGTCGAACAAATCTTAAACGAAGTGGCCACCCCTGATGAACCTGCAGCTAGCGAGTAAACACTAGACCAAACTTCTTAGACATGAACTTTTCAACTTCTCGGAAAGATGGAAAACTCCAGAGATACCAACGTGACCAGAAACCAGCACTGTTGATACCACTCATTTTCCAATTCTCCGTGTCACTGAGAGTGACCCCCAACATCCTGTTTTGAATCTTTTTGGGATCTTTCTCTGCTATCGTGCTTTTAGGAATCTGTCCCCCGTGTCGAAGCACGTAGGAACGCATACGTGAAGGATTCTTGTGTTTGGTGTAGTCGGAATACCCACGTGCACCAAAGTCAACAGTCCTGCCGTCTTCTAACGTGGCCCTAAATTTCTTTATAGGATTAGGGCTACGAGTAATTTTGACGCGCATACTTATAATACGCTTTTAAAAAAATTTACATCTTGCAAGATTTGCAGCCATACTTCTCCTTCTTGGGAAGGAGGAAGAGGTGCTCATCACCACGCTTAACACGGTAGAGGTGATCGTACATGTGGAGGAGGGCAATAGCAATAGCGAGGCTGGAAACCACGACACCCTTCATCTTGCGAGCGGTCCACGCGTAGCCAACAATAATGGCAACGATGACCATCTGAACGATAGTCAGCTTGGGGATAGAGGGAGTCTGGAAACGAACCTTCACATCCTTGACCTCCTTGGTGGGCTCGGGCTCTAGTGGTTCGGTATAACCGGGCATTTTATTATCTACTGAGAAAATAATGTGGAGTCTCCTGTTGGTGCCAACTTTGATGGTCGTCTACGACTTTTTCAAATTTCCCATAGACACCCTATACTTTCAAAATCCCATGAGACCTCTCTGTGGAATTAGAAATACATTCAGGGATTTGATCCACTTCAACTCGGAGTGTTCAGTTAAGAACTATCCCGGTCTCATGTTGATAAAGTTTCATTTTCACAAGATCAAAGAGGAGTTTGAAGCTGTCCACCCCACATTGAAGAAGAGATACTACCATGATGTTAGTCCTTGGTTTGAGAAGAATGAAAATTACTATTTTTACAAAATTAAAGACTTTCCCATGTTGAGTAGCCTTGTAAAGCAGATTCCATGTATAGATACCCAAGTTGCCGCATTCGCTGTGAGTGAGGGACCCATGATATTGCACCCGCATCGAGCCGAATCTAATCGCCTCCTTAGATATCACATCACCATACATGGTGGTGGTGAGTGCACCCTTTACACTGAGAGTGGTTCACACCAACATGCAGAGGGTGAGGAATTCATTTTTGATCACTCGAGGTATCACGAACTCATAAAGACCGGTGAAGGAAAGAGGGTCGTACTGATTTTGGACATCAACAGGTGAGATGTTTGCGACACACCGCTATGTACATATCACTTCCACCTATGAGTTCGAGGGTTTTATCTTCCACTATGCGTTTCGTGAATGGGCCTGGAGTCCCATCGTTGCAGTGCATACACAGAGCTGAAAGTTTGGTCACGTCACACGCCATGGGTATACAATCAACGAGTTCTCCAAACTTACATTGAAATGAATCAGCGTCTAGACCAGCCAATAGCACCGATTTGTTAACAGACAGACAGCACTCTACAAACTTCTTCAACTGTGTAAAAAACTGGGCTTCGTCGATGGCTACGATGTCAGCCTCGTCGAATTCCCTCATGTTGAGAACATTGAAAAGATCGAAAACTTTGAGGCAGTTGAACTTTACGTTATCGTGTGTCTTCAATACTTGGTCAGGAGATCTCGTATCCTTCGCCGAGTTGATGACAAGAATATTCTTTCCAATGACTTTCAAGCGCTTAAGTCTCCGAATGAGTTCAGATGTTTTACCAGAAAACATATTTCCCATAATAATCGACAAACCCATCCTCGCTGATTATTATAATCTCGTATTTTTTATATGGTGGAACTTCACAAGGCAGTCTTCAACGGTCACGTTGGGTACTATAATCCCAGGACTGGCCGTGTCAGGTTTGGAAAATGCATCTACTCCAGCATAGGGGCGGCTATAAAATATCTCAAGCCAAAGTAAGATGCCTCTGAGCGATGCTCAGATTACCAAGAAGGTTGGGGAACTGCGTAAATCTGAGGGTAAGATTTACGCACCCCTCAAATATTTCAGGGGGCTCATCACCTTGGGTCAGGTCGAGACCCGCTACAAGAAGATGCTCCGGAGAGACTACAAAGACTTCAAGACGGACAAGGGACAGAAGACAAAGACTTCTTCCTACACGCAAAGGTTT